GCCGCCGCCGACGCCGCCGACGCCGCCGCCGACGCCGCCGCCGACGCCGCCGCCTACGCCGCCTACGTCGCCGCCGCCGCCGACGCCCGTGCTAAGGCCCGCAAGGAAGAGGAAGATGCTCAACGCAAAATCTTCCTCGAAATCTTCGGTTAAGGAGACACCCAATGAGCGCGACATCGGGCCGGGGGATCAGGTGGAATTCGTGGGGCGTTCTCCCCGCTTAGTCGTCGGGCGTCTTTATCTGGTGAGCGATATTCTTCCTGGGGCTGACTTCGAGCCGTGCGAGGAGTGCGGGCTTGAGTTGGATGGCGTGGATCTGTTCGAGTGGACCGAGGATGACGGCGTGTGGTGCCCATGCTCCTTCCGCAAGCGCCCTCCCCACCGAGAAGCCCTCTTCCGCTCCCTTCTCGAACCCACTGACATCAGCAGGCCAGTTGATTTGGAGAAGATGGGATGACTGACGCCGAAATGGCTGCCGCGCGAGACAACATGGCGATGGAAATGGCGCAACACGAGAGTTGCCGCTATGCCGATTTGAGTCCGGCATGTCAGGCCATGATAGACGAGCGGATAAAGAAAACCCGCTCGGCCCTCGTTCCCGGTGTGGTGGTCCAACTCTACAAGAGCCGCGTCTTCTACGGTCCCAAGTAGCCCTTTTGCCCCAACCCCTGTGTTCGGCTAAGTTCCCCCCAGGTCTGAGGGAACTAGCATGGCGCGGAAGTCCGGCGAACACGAAGAAATCCTGAAAGAGGCCCGCCGCCGGTATAAGCGCGTCTCCGACCGCGAGTCGTACGCGCGGAACAATTTCAAGTCCGACCTCCGGTTTGCCGAGGGGGACTCGATCAACAATTTCCAATGGCCCGAAGCCGTGCAGACGCGGCTGAAGGACAAGGTGATGTTGACCATCAACCGGGTTCGCCAGCATAACCTGGACATTCTCAACGATGCCCGGAAGTCGGCTATCAGCATCAAGGTCCGCCCGATGCGGGGCGGGGCGAGTTATGAGAGCGCCCAAATCCTCGACGGGCTGATCCGCCACATCGAATACATCTCGAACGCCGGCAGCGCCTATCAGCACGCCCTATCGTTCGCCGTGAGGGCTGGGATTGGCTGGATTCGCATCACCACCGATTACGTGGCCGACGATAGCTTTGATCAGGAAATCTTCATCCGCCGGGTTCCGGACCCGCTGACGGTCTACCTCGATCCCGACATCACCGAGTTTGACGGCTCTGACGCCAAGTGGGGCTTTGTGTTCTCGGAGATGCCGAGGGACGAATTCGACCGGGCCTATCCGAAGCTGCAAGACTCGGTGAAGGATACGAACCTTGGGGACGGGGAAAGCTGGGTCAACGAGGACAGCGTCCGGATTGCGGAGTACTTCCGCTGCGTCGAAGATGAGGACCAACTCATCGCCTACACCGACCCGCAGACGGGCGAACAGGTGGCGGCGAAAAAGTCCGAACTTGACGAAGGCCTCATGAAGACGGTGATTGATGACCCGTCCACTATGGTCCGCTCGATCCAACTGACGAAGGTTGAGCACTTCAAGATCGTCGGGGACAAGATCACCGAGGAAAAGGTCTGGCCTGGCCGCTACATCCCCCTCATCCGCTGTGTGGGCGAGGAAACGGTGATCGACGGCCAACTCGACCGAAAGGGCCACACGCGGGCGCTTCTCGATCAGCAGCGGATGCTGAATTACAATTCCGCCGCCGCCATTGAGTTCGGGGCGATGCAGACCAAGACGCCCTACGTCGGGGCGGCCGAGGCTTTTGAGGGCGTGGAGAACTACTGGAAATCCTCCAACGTCGAGAACTTCGCCTATCTGCCCTACAAGCACTTGGACGATCAGGGGAATGTCATCCCCGCGCCCCAACGCCAAGCCCCCCCCATGGGCGCCCCTGTGTTCCTCGCGGGCGTCCAGATGGCGGTTGAGCAGATGTATCTCGCCAGCGGCCAGAACCAAGCCGACTTCGGCCAGCCCTCGAATGAGCGCTCCGGGGTGGCGATCGAGAACCGCCAGCGGCAGGGCGACAACGCCACCTATCACTACCTCGACCACCAGGCCTCAATGATCCGCTACGCCGGGAAGCAAATCATCGACCTGATCCCGAAGGTGTATGACACCCCCCGGATGCTGACGATGCGGGATGAGGCCGGGCAGGAATCGGAGGTGCAGATTGACCCGGATGCCCCCGAGGCCCTTCAACTCGCCAAGACGGGGACGGACAAGCAATCGGCGGTGTTCAACCCGCTGGTCGGCTCCTATGACGTTGAGGCCGATGTGGGCGCGGCGTTCGCCACCCGTCGCCAAGAGGCCTTCGCCGCCTACACCCAAATCCTGACCCAGAACAAGGAACTGACGTCGGTGATTGGGGATATCGCGATGCGGTTCGCGGACTTCCCCGGCGCGGAAGAAGCGGCCCAGCGGCTCCGTCGCCTCGTGCCTCAGGCGGCCTTGGAAGACGGCCCGCCGCCGGACGTCATGAAGCTTCAGGCTCAGGTGAAGGGCATGGAGCAGCTTGTGGGCGAGCTGAACGACAAGCTGGCGTCCAAAGAGGCCGACCACGTGAACGCACAGGAGAAGAACGCGGTCGCTGGATATTCCGCCCAGACGGCGCGCCTCTCGGCCCTCAAGGACGCCCTCGCGGTCGATCCGGAAGACCTCCTGCAACTCGTTCGGGAAGTCCTGACGTCGGCTATTCAGACCGAAGGAACGGCCCTCGCGCCCGCTCTCGACACGACTGCGGCTGTGGAGCCTACGGGACCGGCTCAGACGGCGGCGCTGGATCAGGGGATGGGACCGCCGCCGGGGGGTGAGCAGCAGCCTCTCGCGCCTCCCGTTCCCGTTTAGCGTCCGACATGGCTTCGGCGAAGGCCTCGCGCTTTCGCCGTTCCTTGTCTCCGATCTCGACGGGCCGAACCCGCTTGATCACCACCGAATTGATGTGGTGCAAGAACATGAGTTCGCACGCGTAGGGCATCCGCGCGGCCTTCCGGTTATTACAGGGTGAGCAGGCCATAAGGCGGTTTCCGGCGTTCTTTCCGCCTCGCGCCTTGGGCAAAACGTGATCCTCGGTCGGGCTGGCCATGGGCTTGTCGCACAGATAGCAGCGGTTGCCCTGAGCCGCCGTCAGACGAGCCCAAATGGGCTTGCACCGGTCCCGGTATTCGGCCCGCTCCTCAGGCGTCATCCGCTTCTGTTTGACGGGGGCAAGAGGCCCGATCTCGACGGGCGGAAGGGCGCTGTATCGGATGGTCTTCACCGGGTCTGGACGCCGATAGGTCGAACTCGGAACCACCACCAGCGCCAGCCGGGCAGCCTTCGCCGCGCGCTCAGCCCGTCGCTCGGCGCTGAAGACCGCGAACCAGTAGGCACGGGGTCGCGTCCACATCACATGCTTTTCATACATCACCGCCTCCGGGTGATTTCACTTGAGCATGTAGGCTCCCTATTGTGCAAGCACCTTTCCCGTGTATGGTGAGGAGGCCAGATAGAAGGAGAAGGCATGACCGACCTCGAATGCGTCATCGCAGCCTCAGAGGCGACGCTGAGCGATCTGGCGGAGGATTATGCGCGGCGTCTGGCTGTGCCCACACCCGCGAACGATCCGCTTGTTCTCGCCCAGCGAAACGCCGTTTACGCGCTGGTGAGGCGAGAGGAACGGTTCCTAACCAACCTCCGCGCCGTTCAGAATAGGGTCTACGGATGAGCGATTATATGGAATCCTATCGCTGCGCCGGACAAGATGTTTTCGGGGCCATCACTCATAATCATCAGATGAATTTGATGAGCTCGCTCACGCCTGCCGATCCCTACGTCTGGCATGACGTGGGCGCGCTGATCGACCGGCCCCGAATTCCCAGCGCGTCGGAGGCGATGACGTCGGCCTATATGTCCGATGACCCGGAACAACACCGCCGCGCGTGGGCGATAGCCGCTGCGACCATCAATCCGCAGACGGTTTCAGCGTCTCTTGCGCGGGCCTATGCGCTCCAAAAGAGCAGCTATCCCCGGCTGAGCCCCGGCACCATCATCCCCATCCCCGCCCCCAAGTCCGACATCTGGGTATATTGGATCATCGCCCTCGTTCCCATCCTCGCCATTGCGGCCGGGTCGGTGTTCGCGCTGATGAGTTGGAGCCTGACCCACTAAAACCTAGCCGCTTGTAATCCCGTCCCTCTCGCCCTTATTATGGTGCTTGCACATTATGAGGGACGGATGAGCTTCGATCACACCGCGCCGCCGGTTAAGGCGAAGGGCGTCGTACATAAGCTGCTGGCGCAAACGGCTAAAGAGATGGCCCGGTGCTGGTACGAAGAGGCCGCGCACGACAACGATTTCTATCGCGAGCATCCGAACATTCATCTGTTCGTAGATCGGCGATGGGGAAATTTCATTCGCCACGCTAGGTCGGCTCTGACGGACATGCTGGCGATGCCCAACGTGCCGGAAAATCAGAAGGCCGAAATCTATGACGCGCTACTGCTGAATGGCGCAGTCAACGCCGCTATCAACTCGCCCTTGCACTAATCCGGAGCCAACATGCATATCCGAACCTTCGCGAGCATCCTCAATCGCGCCTATCCGGCTGGGGCGCCGGAGAACGATGACGGGGGATCGCTTACTGAGCCGGTCACGAATGAAACTACCGAACCGGACCACGAGCCCGACACGCAAACGAACCCCGAACCTGAAGATCCTGCGGAAGCGGAAGGCGAGGAACACGAAGGCGGGGATGATCCGGAAGGCGACCTCACCGAAGCCGATGCGGCGGATGACGCGGACGAAGAGGAACATGCTCCGAAGCGTCGGGATTGGCGTGACCGCCGATTCGAGAAGGAGCTCGCGAAACGCAAGGATGCCGAGGCCAAGGCCGATGCAGCTGCGAAAGAGGCTCAGGCGCTTCGGGAGCTTTATTCCAAGCCCGAAGATGAGCGGTCTGATGGTGAACGCGCCCAGACCCGAGAACAAATCCGCCGCGAAGTCGAACAGCAAGTCCGTCAGGAAGAGTGGGCTAAGCGCCTCAACTCCAATCTCGACACAATGTTTGATGAGGGGGCGAAGGACTTCCCGAAGTCATGGAGTGGCCGCGTTCAAGAGGCCGCCGACGTGTTCGCCGAGGAGATGAAGGCCAATCCTGGATTCTTGGAGGCCCTGTCCGATCTGCCAAACCGAGCGGCGGTTTATCACGAGCTGACCGGTGACTTTGATAAGATGGAAGCCGTCTTGAAGATGCCTCCCCATAAAATGGGGATGGAACTTGCCAGGCTGTCGGACAAATTGGCGACCCCGAAACCAACCCGCATTTCTCGAACCCCAGCCCCAATCAAGCCCTTGGAAAGCACGGCGGCCAAGGATGTGGATCTCGAAAACATGCCCATGGAAGAGTTCGCCAAGCTCCGCGAGCGTCAGATGGAAGAGAGATATAAGGCCAAGCGCCACTAGGTGAATTCACCTCTCGGAATGCAGGACCCCGCCCTCATCAGGCGGGGTTTTTCTTGGGGAATTGTACAAACGCCAAACTAAAGGTAGTTTCACCTTCGTCGGACGCGGGGGCGACCGACAATCTACCCAGCCCCTCGGCCTTGGCCCGTCAGTCCATGCCGAGTTCTGGGACTCTCTCAAAACCCTGAAAGCCCAAAATCCGGTTCGGGCGCCGGGCTCCCCATTCAATTGGTTCGCGCCCCTGTGCGCCCTTAGAGAGGTCCCAAATGGCTACCAGCCTGCTTACGATCAACATGATCACCCGCGAAGCCGTGCGCCTGTTCCGCAACAGCAACACCTTCATCCAGAACATCGACACCCAATACGACGACCAGTTCGCTCGTGATGGCGCCAAGATCGGTTCGACCCTCCGCATCCGGCTGCCGAACGACTATGTCGTGACCAACGGCCCGGCCTTCAGCGGGCAAGACACCACGGAACAATCGACCACTCTGACCGTGAACTATCAGCAGCATGTGGACGTCAGTTTCACGTCGGTTGATATGGCCCTCTCGCTGGACGACTTCAGCGAGCGCATCCTGATGCCGGCGACCAACAATCTGGGTGGCTCTGTCGCGCAGACCATCATGGCGGGCGTTGAAGGCGGCGTGTCCAACATGGTGTTCAATGCGGGCGGCTCCGGCGAAATCATCTCGCCCACTTCGCAGACCGTTCTGAATGCCGGCGCCCTGCTCTCCAAGCGTTCGGCGCGCATGGATCGGCGCAACCTCGTGGCCGACCCCTACACCATGGCCCGGATGGTCGGGACGATGCAGGGGCTGTTCAATCCGGTTCCCGATATTTCCAAGCAGTACCGTACTGCTCAGATCTACCAAGCCCTGAACTACAAGTGGTTCGAGGATCAGACCGTCTTGGTCCACACGACCGGCACGTTCAGCTCGGGTACGGTCAACGGCGCCGGCCAGTCCGGAACGACCCTCGTGGTCAACGCCATCACGGGGACGTTTGCCAAGGGCGATATCATCACCATCGCCGGGGTGAACGCTGTGAACCGCGTCACCAAGTCCGATGATGGTCAACTTCAGCAGTTCGTCGTCACGGCTGCGGTTTCTAGCGGGGCGACATCGATCCCGATCTACCCGGCCATCATCGCCCCGGCGTCCTCTGGCCCCACCGCTGGCGCCGCCGTGCAGTATCAGACCTGCGCCAGTTCGCCCGCCAATGGCGCTGCTGTGGCTCTGGTCAACACGGCTTCCGAACAGTACCGGAAGAACATCGGCTATGTGCCGGAAGCCGTCACCATGGCGACCGCCGACCTGAAACTGCCTACGGGTGGCCAAGGGCAAGCGTCCCGCGCGGTCTTCGATGGGATTTCGATGCGCCTGATCAAGGATTACTATCTGCCTGGAACTGATCAGTTCGCGACTCGCCTAGACGTGCTCTTTGGCTACTTGTGGGTGCGTCCGGAGTGGGGTGTGATCTTGGCCGACAGTCTCACCTAGTCTTTTGAATACTTAGGAATGGCCCTGGAGAAATCCGGGGCCTTTTTCTTTGTCCTGACGGTGTGTTAGAAATGACGAAGCCGGAGCGGTCTTCACCCGCATCCGGCTTCTGATCAAACCGCCTGTCGAGAGGCTGTATGACTAGAGGATTAGTCTCGCCAGTGCATTCACCGAAAGGACCCTTCCCCGATGCCCAACCCCTATGCCATGCCTTCCCCGCCGTGGACCTTCGAAGAATTCCCCATGGCCATTGCGATGTTGAATGGGAAGCCATCGCGCGACCCATACTATCCGAAGGATTGGCCCGTGGCGGCTCTCCGGGGCAAGAGCCTTCCGGTGGTGGAGGTGACCAGCATCGAAGAGTTCGAAGCCCTGATGGGCGGCGCTGAAGTGGTGGAGTCCGAACGGCGCCTGAAGTCGGATGAAGATGACAAGGCCGCCGCCATTGAAGCTGCCACAGTCGCCAACGTGCCCTTCGACCGCCGCTGGTCCGCCAAGCGCATCCTTGAGGCCGTGGATTCCTCCAAGGGCTCCGATCCTGTGATGTAATCTCCCCTCCGGCGGCTTAGGTTTCCGGACGCGCCCGGCGGGACCATTCCTGACCCGCCGGGCTGCATTATGCGGTCGTAGCTCAATGGTAGAGCCGCAGTCTTCCAAACTGACGACGAGGGTTCGATTCCCTCCCTCCGCTCCAATGCCCTTGCGGGCCAATGGTGAAAGCAGTATCAGGGACACCATGTTTTTCGGATGTCTCACACGATTGGCTTGACCCTGTAGGCGCGTAGCCCAACAGGCAGAGGCAGCGGCTTCAAATCCCGCACAGTGTCGGTTCGATTCCGACCGCGCCCACCAAGCCCCAAAAGCATTTAGGTGATGCACCGTCCTCGTAACTCGGTGAACTGCGTTCAAGTCGTAGTTGGGGCACCATCCTCGCCAAGCCCGAGGCCCTTTGCTAAGTTCCCCCGACACAGGGGGCACGCATGGCGGTCACAGCAGCTCAAATCATCAGCCTCGCCCTTTTGGATGCGGGTGTTTCGGCTCGGGGCCAAGTGGCGAGCGGTGAGGACACCGCAAACGCCCTGATGCGGCTCAAGATGATCATTAGCCAATGGGCGCGGCGGCGTTGGCTGGTGTTCCATCTGGTGGATGTCCACGCGACGCTCACGGGGGCTCAGAGCTATTCGTTCGGGCCAGGCCAGACCTTTGACGCGCCCCGCACCGACCAGATCGAGGCGGCGTTTATCCGGCAGATCTACCCGAGTTCGGGATCGCCGATTGACTACCCGGTGGGGGTCATCCGGTCCTATGAGGACTATTCGCAAATCACCCTCAAGGGCTTGCAGGGTGGCCCCTCGTGGCTGGTGTTCTATGACAGCGGGTGGCCGAATGGGACGGTCTACCCGTGGCCGATCCCGAACGTGGGCATCACTTACGAACTGCATCTGATCGTCAAAGCGGCGTTGCAGGACATCACGGACATTCATGCCGACCTCGCGTTCCCAGACGAGTATCAACAGGCCCTCTATTCCAACCTCGTGCTGGCCCTGTGTGCGGCCTATAAGCTTCCGGTCGATCCCGGCATGGTGGCGATTGCGAAGGCCAGTCTGGAGACGCTGCGGACGTCGAATGTGCAGGTCCCGACGATGAACATGCCAGGCGCTGTGCTGCCGATGTCAGGTGGGGGCTACAATATCTGGTCGGACTCGTGGGGGCCGGCTGGTCGCTAGAAGACTATTAACCAGCGTTATACCTGATGTGCTATGCTACGCCATGGCACAGAAGCTCACTCTCGAAGGCCTTAGGTTTGGCCGCTGGTTCGTTCTTCGCGAAGACGGAAAAATAAGGACCTCGACTGCGTGGCTCTGCCGCTGCGACTGTGGAACTGAGCGTCGCGTCGCCGGTGCCACGCTAAATTTCGGCGCCACCACCTCCTGTGGATGTCGAACGAGAGAGAACCGGCTCTCGGCAAACACCACCCACGGCATGTCAAAGACCAGAATTTATCGCATCTGGAAGGGCATGCTCAGGCGGTGCAATGGGTCAAAGGCCAGCCATCGAAAATACTACTCGGATCGCGGCATCAAGGTTTGCGAGCGCTGGTTGAATTTCGACCGCTTCCTTGAGGATATGGAAGCTAACTACCGCGACGGCCTCACTATCGAGCGCGTGAACAACAATGGGAATTATGAACTCGGAAATTGCACATGGATTCCGGCGAATGAGCAGCAAAAGAACCGAGAGTTTTGTGTCTTGATAGACACCCCCATCGGTCGCATCCCCATAGGCACGGCGGCTCGGCTCTCGGGGATCAGTTATTGCGCCCTGAAAAACAGGGTAAGAAAGGGTTGGGCGACGGAACGCCTATTTGACCCCGCGCGCCCAGGAGGCCGCAAGAAGAAGGTGAAGTTGGATGCCGGGACCGAAACTCATCCAGCTTGAGGGCGGCTTCTACCAAGCCCAGAGCCCGATTGCGGCGGCTATCCGATGTCTGAACCTATACCCCGAACTCAACATGGCGGGGGGAGCGGTCAAGTACACGAACTATCTGACGCCTGGACTTGTGGTGCTGGCTGACCCTGGGGCCAATCTGATTTGCCGGACGGCCTACCGAGCGACGAATGGGGCCCTATTCGAAGTCGTCGCGAACGTGGTGTATTTCACCGATCAAACGTTCACCCGAACCGCCTTGGGAACCATCGCGAACCTCTCGACGCCGGTCAGCATGAAGGACAATGGCCTCGTGCTGGTGGTGGTGGACGGGACGACGGCGGGCTACGTGGTGGATCTGACCACCCACGCCTTCTCGACCATCAGCGACCCGGCGTTCTACGGCTCCAATCGGGTGGACTACACCGACACCTATTTCGTGTTCACCCGCCCGAATTCGACCCAATATTACCTGAGCCCGCCGAACTGGAACGGGACCGACCCGTTCGACGCGCTGGACATTGCCGACAAGGTCGGGGGAGCCGACAACATCTCCACCTCCATCTGCATGAAGGAGGATATCTGGACCATCGGGCTCTACACGACGCAGGTCTGGTACAACTCCGGAGGGACGGACTTCGCCTTCGCTCCGGTCTCGGGGGTATTCATCGAGCATGGGTGCGAGGCGGTCTATTCCGTCGCCCAGACCGATCTAAGCATCTTCTGGCTGACCCAAGACGATGATGGAAAGGCTATGGTGGTCCAGGGGAAGGACTATAGCGTTCAGCGAGTTTCGACCCATGCGATGGAAAATCTCATGGACGGTTACACGAACCTCGCCGACGCCATCGGCATGGTCTATCAGCAGAAAGGTCATCTATTTTATGTCCTGACATTCCCGACCGATGACAAGACGTGGGTCTACGATCTCTCGACGGGCCTATGGCATGAGCGCGCGTGGATTGATGAGGATGGGGTCGAACACCGTTGGCGCCCCAATTGCGTTGCCAGCGCCTATAACCGAATTGTGGCCGGCGATTTCCAGAACGGGAAACTCTACCAAGTCAGCCCCGAGATTTACACCGACGACGGATCGCCGATCACGAGGCGGCGTGGGTTCCAACATCTCGTAAACAGTGGCCTAGAGACGTCATACAAGTCGTTTGCGGTCTATGCGTCAGCGGGAGGCGCCACGGCACTCCTGACCACCACAGAGCCTACGATGATGCTCCGATGGTCCGATGACGGGGGCTTCTCATGGGGCAACCCTGTTAGCCTTGCCGCTGGGTCCACAGGCCAATATGGGCGGCAGATGGTGGCGCGTCAGCTCGGCATGGGACGCGACCGTGTTTTCGAAGTCTTCTGGTCCTACCCATATTCTGAGGCTCTGAACGGTGCGTTCATCGATGCTGATGGGGCGGCTGCGTAATGGCTTCTGGTCAACTCAACATCCCCGGCCTGAATTCATCCCTCCCGATCACGGCGGACGGGAAGGCGGCCTCACTCACGTTCATCACGTGGTTCAACTCGATAATTTCGGCGCTGGCTTCTGCGACCAACGCCAACACGAACGCCATCGCCCTTTTGCAAGCACAACAGGCTCAAATCACGGCCTTGGTTCAACAGCTTCAGGCGACCCAAACCCTGGCCGCGAATGCCCAGAAGACGGCGGACGCAGGGGCTCCCACGGGTGCGAAGTCGGGCCAGGACGTCCAGACCGTCACGGTTTCCAGCACGTCCTTTACGACGGTGGCGACGGTGGCGTTGACGGGGGTGACGGCTGGCAACCTGACCATTCAGGGGTCGGGTCCGAACCAACTCGATGCGACGTCGGTTAGCGTCACCGGGACCTTCACAGGATCATGGCAGATCGTTGAGAACCCGAGCGCGGCGGTGGTCTACAGCGGGACCTATACGGCAGAGCGGTATTACGACTCGGAATTCGGGACCTTAATCACGATCCTTTGGAACAACAACGACACGTCCCTGACGTCGATTGCGAGGACGACGACGGGCGCCATCACCTATCTGCTGCAAATGACCGCGCCGTCTGGCGTAACCATCGCGGGGGTGCAGGCCTATTTGTATTGCCGCCGCTCTTGACGGCTCCCGTAATCGGCGTAGGGTGAATTCACCCACTCGGGTACCCCACCTGAACTTGCGTCTTCGAACCGCACTAGCCCCGCCGCCCCCCAGCGAGCGGGGCTTTTCTTTGCTGCGATAGGTGCTATCACTTCCCGCATGATCCGCCGGACCCTAGACCCCACCTTCCTTAACAGCGTCGCGAACCATCCTGAGGTTCGGCCTTGGATCGGTGGGGACCGGGCTTCGGAATTGGATTTCACCATTCCGCTGCGGGATATCCGGAACATCGGGATTGAGGCTGACGGCGGCGGCTGGGTCCTATTTCAGGCCGCGCCGGGGGATTATGACCTTCACACGCTCTTCCTGAAGGCGGGGCGCGGAAAGAGCTATTTCCGAGCGGCCCGCGAAGCCCTCCGTATGGTGTTCTCCGAAACCGACGCCTGCGAAATCATGACTAAGTGCCCGGCGGACAATCCCGGCGCTCATAGCGCGGCACTCCTCATGGGCTTCCGGAGCCGTTTCGAGATGACGGAGGCTCCGGGTATTCCCCAAGGGGCGACGTTCTACACCTTCACGATTGATGATTGGTGCGCGAGGGATGCGGAGGGGTTGCGGATTGGGACGGAATTTCGAGCCTCTGCGGGCCTGTCAGAGAACGAAGCCCATGCGCGGGCGCTCGGCTGCACAATCCTGATGCTTCGTGCTGGCCAACCTCAAAAGGCAGCAGGTTTTTTCAACCGTTGGGCTCGCTTCGCAGGCTTCGCGCAAATCGAGCTGCTGGGCCAAAACCTCGTGCGGGTGCAAGACGCCATTGTTCATGTTAAACCCGAGAGCATTGAGGTTCTTATCTCGGGGGAATAACCATGCCCATCGCTGCCCCGCTAGCCGCAGCCGGAGCCTTCGTAAGCGCCAATGCCGTTCCGCTGGCGATTGCCGGTACCGGACTTGCTGGCGCGGCCATCTCATCCAGCGCCGCAAAGAGCGCCGCAAAGACCCAGGCCGCATCTGCGACCCAAGCCGCCGACACCCAACTGAAGATGTTCGATACAATCCGAAATGATCTGTCGGGTTATCGGAACTTCGGATCTACCGCCCTTCCGGGCCTAGCGAAGCTGTTGGGGCTCGATGCGGGCGGCGGATCGACCTACGGGACCAGCGCCGGCATCACGGTTCCGGGTGCATCTGCGGGAAGCCCGGACTGGAATGCCTATCTGGCGGCCAATCCCGATGTGGCCCAATACGGCGCGGGCCATCTGTCCGATTACGGCGATGTGAACCAAGACGGCACGCTCGACCTGACGGACTTTGCCCAAGGCCACTATGGGCTTTTCGGGCAGAAGGAGGGGCGAAACCTTCCAACCATTGCGGCTCCGGCTGTAACGCCTGCTGCTTCGACGGGTTCGACATCCGCCAATCCGAACGCGGGCATCATGGCCCAACTCGAAAGCATGCCGGGCTATCAGTTCGCCCGCGACCAAGGGGTTGCCTCGGTTGGCCGCGCTCTGGGGTCCAAGGGTCTCACGGGGGCTCAGGCGAAGGGAATTTCGCGGTTCGTGACGGGTCTGGCCGACCAGACCTATGGCGAACAGGTCAACCGCCTCATGAACGTCGCCAATCTCGGTGCGGGCGCTGCAACCCAAACCGGCAATTTCGGCACCCAAGCGGCTTCTGGCGCTGCTCAGTCTCAAATTGGAGCAGGCACGGCCTTGGCCTCCGGACAAGTCGGTTCGGCGAATGCGATCTCTGCTGGGCTTTCCGGCATCCCGAATGCCCTGCTCTACAACAAGATTCTGGGCAGCGGCTCGGGCTCTAGCGGCATCTACGGCGCCACGACTTCGGGCGGCTCGGGCGGGGCTTATTATGGCGATGGGGGCTATCGGATCTAATGCCTGATTTCACCGTAGCGTCCCAAGTCCAGCCGCCGAAGATCGACATCCTCGGGACCGTCCAAAACCTCAACGCCATCAAGCAGGGCCAGCTCGCCATCCAGCAGGGGGAGTTGAACAACCGCCTGCTCGGCCAGCAGATTGGCGGCAAGGAAGCTCTTGGCCGCGCCATCACCAGCGCCTTCGATCCTCAAACTCAACAAGTGGATTTCGATAAGGCGCAGGCTGGCTTGGCACAGGACCCGGCTGGGGCGTTTGCGCTCCCCGAATTCTCGGCTGCGGTGATTGCTCGGCACATCGAGCAGAATAAGCTTGGCGCGGCTGATCTGGACTTGGGCCTCAAGCAGTCCAAGGCCATCGCGGATACCGTTACGCCGCTGCTGAGTTCGCAGACGCCCCTCACTCGTGATCAAGTCATCGGCGTGATGCAGGACCGTTTGATCAAGAGCGGCCTTTTCCATGATCCGGGCAGCGTCCAAATCTTCACGAACTTCGCCACGAACCTTCCGCAGGATGATGCGGGTATCCGCCAAGCGCTGCAAAATGCCGGGATGCAGGCCAACACCACGGCGGAAGGCATCGCGCTTTTCCGGGGAAATCCCCAAAACGTCGATGTGGGTGGGCGGATCGTCAATCAGCAGGTGAGCCCGCTCACGGGTCAGATGCAAATCAACGGCGCGATGGACAAGTCCCTCTCGCCGGAAAGCGCCGCCGAGTTGGTTCAAGTCATCGGCCCCGACAAGAAGCCCTATTTCGTGCCGAAGGGTTCGCTGGTGGGCGATGGCGCTCCGTCTGGCGGTGGTGGTGGCGGAAATGGCCGCTATCCCGCAGCCAATCCGGGTGCGCCTGCGGGGGCCGTGGCTCAAGCTGGGTTCGCTCCCGGCGATGCCACCACCATGGAAGACAGCGCCAAGACCTTCCTTGCGGATAACGGCGCGGTTCCGGACCTTCGCCGCACCCTGACGGCCTTTGACCAGGCTTATGACACGATCCGGAAGGCCAAGACGGGCCCTGGGTCGGAGGCGATGCAGAATCTTCGGGGCGTGGCCGACACTTACGGCCTGAAGCTCCCGGTCCTGACCAACAAGACCGAGACGGAGGCTTATGCGGAAGCCAACAAATGGCTGACCACGGCTCTGACGACGGAAGCGGCTCGGCTCGGGCTCGGGACCGATGCGGCCCGGAAGATGGCGTCTGATGCCCAGCCGGGGGTTCACACGGTCCATGGGGCTGCTGTGGCGATGATTCCGGTTCTGAAGGGCCTCAAGGCGATGGAGGTGGCGGCGCCGCTTCTCGCCCAAGCCCAAGGGGTGACCCCTCAGAACTACGTCGAGTGGAGAGCCAAGTGGGCGAACTCGGTTGACCCCCGTGCCTTCGGGGCCGACCTCATGCCTGCGGCTGATCGGAAAGCCATCATCGCCAAGATGAGCGACGAACAGAAGCGCCGCTATGCCGCTGGTCTGCGGTCGGCTATTTCTGCGGGCCTCTTCACCGCTGATGATCTCGGGAAATGAAATGGCCGTCAGTGACTACACGGGGCTTTTCGAGAAGTACGGACGCCAGCACAACGTAGACCCGGCGTTGCTGGCGGCGGTGGCGACGCAGGAGAGCGGGGGCAATCCGAAGGCGCTCTCGTCGCAGGGCGCCATCGGGCTCATGCAGATCATGCCCCGCACGGCCAAGAGCCTCGGGGTTGATCCAACCGATCCCGAACAAGCGGTTGATGGGGCGGCCCGACTGATCGCCGCATCCCTCGACAAGGGCCTGAGCGTCGATGAGGCGCTAGGCGAATATCACGGCGGACCGAACCGCAAGCTCTGGGGCCCGAAGAACCGGGCCTATCGGAAGGCCATTCTCGCGAACTATGGCGGTGGTGACACCCTAGCGGGCGGGCCTGCTGGCGACACCATCAGCGACGATGACCTGCTGAAACTGGCGAGTGGCGAGGCTCCGAAGCCGAAGGCCCCGCAGGAAGCCGCAGGAAGCCCGCAGGGCGGTTTGAGCGACGAGGCGCTGCTTGGCCTCGCCAGCGGCGACAAGGCCGCTCCTGAGCCCGCTACGCCCAAGACCCCGAAGAAAACCTACGGGGACATGGACGCCATCCCGATTGGGGAAACGGGTGATTACACCAATGAGGGCCAGACCAAGACCTATTGGACCTTGGCGCGGGGCCATGCGCTTGATCCGAAGGCCCCGGTGGGGTCGATCAAGAACCCGGTGTACATGCATGGGGATGTGAATATCGATGGTCTGCTTCCCGACACGGTTTATGTCGATATGTCGGGCCAGCTTAAGAAGCGGCTCGGCAAGGATGGGGTAAAGGCCGACCCGCTGACCGGAGCCCTTCAAGGGATTAGCGATGTCACCCTGAGCGTGGCGGACCTCATCCCCGGCCTGAAGGACAGCACGCTTCGGAACGCCCAGAAAGCTCGTCAACTCCAATACGACGCCGAAACCCACACGGAAGACGGCAAGGGGAACCTGATCACTCAGGGTGGACGCCTTGCGGGCCAGACCCTCACGTCACTCCCCCTCATGCTGGGTGCGGAGGCCGCTGCGGCTCCCGTGCTGGCGAATTCGGGTGCTGTCGGAACCTTCCTCGCGGGGAAGGCCGGTCAAGCCGCT